ATTTAACTGGTCATTGGTCATATATTTATTTTCCTGACCAGCAGTATTTGGAAGTTGTGAGTTGAATGAATTTAAAGTTTCCCAATAATCATCCATATCAGTAACTGTATTATCTAAAAACTTAACTACATTATTAACTTTTTTTTCTTCAGCTTTTTTACCTCTCATGTCTGCATCTTTCATATATTCATTTGCAGACCAATTGTTAAACGCTACCGAAAAACCATTTCTATATGCTGAACTTTTAGACGCCATGTCAGGTATCTGTGGTGCATAAAATTCTCTTAAGGTTTGTTTTTCATAATCATAGTTACCCATATTCTCTCTAATTTTAGAGATAACTTCACCTGCCTGAAAACGTCCTACATTACCTTCCACCACCGAGGTTGCCCATTTGTTAGATAGTATGGGGTCGTTGCCTTCTAAGATGTAAGCATTTAATTCTTCAGGAGACATTGTAGTTTTCAAATATTCTAATTGCTCTTCAGCTTTTTCTATTTGCTTCTCTTTATATTTTGGAACAGCTCTACTAACAACTCTGTCAGTCTCTCTTAAAGTTTCTACTAGTTGTGTAAGTGAGTTCTCTCTGCCAGGATTAACTCTCCCAGCAAAACTAGAGCCCATATATTTATTAGTAACTTGTGATTTGTAAGCCATTATACTGTCCCATAAGTATCAACTGCTGCATTACCAATTCTAAGAGCTAAGTCTGTAGAGTTTGGCATATAGACAGGAGCTATATTGTTATAAATTCTTTGCATATTTGCATAAGCATCAGTTCGTTGATTGTTTAATGTCATCATGTCGTTTTCAAAACCAAATGCGATGTCATTATAATCAGCATCAAATACTGTACCGACATCTTGTGCTACTCTGAGTGAATTACCAAAGCCTGCATTCTGTGCTTTAGCTAAATCTTTCATTCGTTTTAATTTTGCACGAAACTCTTCTTTACCTTTTTCTCTAGCTGCTTGTCCTCTTTCAGTTTCAATCTTAGATAAATCATTAAGATACGCTTGGTCAGCGTTAGCTCTTGTTTTATAATCTGCATAAGCTTGATTAGAGGCTTGTTGCCGTTGCTCCTGCCATCCTGTAACAGCAGTACCAATCTTTAGTGCCCCGATTGCCATTGTAACCGGGTCAATTCCACACATTATGTCATCTCCTTAATCATTAATAAAAATGGTATTTTTCCATATCCGTATTCTGGAAACTCTTCTTTAGGTTCAAAGTTAAGTCGTTGTAACCACTTCAATGAAACCCAATTTCTTTTGTCTACAAAGTTGTAAAGGTACTTATAGCCCTTACCCATCTTTGCTATCCAATATGGATTTTGTTTAATAAATTCTTTTCTATGTTTTAATAAAACTTCACTTGATAATAACCAAGCGCAACCAAACTCAGGGTCGGTACTTGGTGTACATCCAAACATTCCAATCACACCTTCATTACCAACACCCATAATTGTATAATTACGAGCACCTTCAATTGTAAATGGTATGACTAAAGCTTCTAATGAGCCTACATTGTGTGAAGCTTTTATTTCTTGTCTGTCTTGCTTACGCATTGTCTTACATAAAACTAAAATATCTTTTAGTTCCGCCTCCCTAACAAAAGGTTTTTCCATTAAATACGTCTTGACCTTCTGTGGTAGAAACCTTCAACTTCTGCCTGTGTAATTTGCACAGGTAGATGACTGTCACTTATAATTGAACAGGTAAAATCGGTATTACGCGCTGCTATCGGTACACGCAGTTGACCTGTTAAGATTGCTGGAGCTCCTACTTGAGATTGTGATTGCCCAATAACATAACCTGTCATTTGTGAAACCCCTGCTGGCCTATTTTCAGGTATTGTTGTTACTCTGAAGTAACCCGTATTATTAAAATCAAATGTAATTGTTCTTATCTGATAACGCCCAGAACTAATTGCTAGCCGTCCTCTTCCCGTATCTTCACGTACATATTGTGGTGATAAAATGTAAGTGGAGGTGTATGGAACGCCTATAAATAAGTTTGGCACATTGCCTGCAACTGTATAAGTAGAACCGCTTGTATTTGTTGCAGTATGGTTAATACCTGTATCTCTTTCTACAGCAATTAATCCTGCTTTAGCACCATAAGGTGATGTAAATGTTGTGAGGCCTGTACTTGCACTATATGTACCTGTCACATTTGCTTTTAAATCTACATAAACTTTAAAATCTAATGTCGACTCTTTTAAATTCTGTAAATCAATTCTACATAACTTTGTAGTCTGACCTTCTGCAGCTAGAACATACAAGTATGACTCTAAACTAACTGCACCTAATATTTTAACACCGTCAAATTCCCATTTAGACCACGCTGTTTGTACCTTCTCTCCCTTATCAAAGAAATATTTATAAACGAAAATAGTATCTGAATTAACAGGAGCAACATTTGAACTTGTATTATATGGTGCAACTTGGCTATCATTGTCATCGTGACATAGCACAAACAATGTATCTTCAATGTTGTTGCTAATAATTTGAAAAGCACCCTTAGGTATTAATGTTTGAACAGAAACTGTGACATCAATACCGTCATTGGTTAATGTGTCATCATCTGAATAGTATTCTCTGATAGCTGTATTATTATTACGTGGTTGTGCAAAGTATGCAAAACGTCCAGCAGCAACAGGTTGAACTTGGTCATCGTGTTCAAAGGTTGATACTGCATTTAGAATTGCAGTTGTTGGTGTAATAGTATCTCCCGCAGTGTCTAATTTAAATTGTTGTGTGTCAGAAAATAACAATAGTGTTTCGTTAAATGCTACAGAGTTCTTTAAAGTGTTTACTTGCGTACCTGAGGCTGCAATATCAATTGGGTCAGTATCTAAAACTTGAGTAACAGTAGTAGAAAAGAAATTAAAGAACCCACCATTCTCTGTGAAAATTAGGTTCTCTCCTGCTAATAGACCAAGTCTATTTTTATAAAATGTTAAATTCTGTATAGGTTGACCTACAAATGAGGGATTAGGGTTTGTTGTTAAATCACCACAAATGCGGTCGTTAAAATCTAGTTGTTTAAATGTAAATGTACCATCGTTGTTATTCACTAAGGCATGAGGCATTTTAGAATTATCTAATCCTACTGAAACCCCTGGAGCGATAGTTTCAGACCAAACACCGTTACCTTGAAACGATACAAAATAATCTGTAAGTTCATCCCCTTCATCGCCTGTAACTTTAACCTTAACACCAGTCTTACCGTAGTACGGTAGACGACTAAATGTTTGTATTTCATCTCTGACTACATACATAGCCAAGTTACCTTGACCATCTGCAGTATCTACGGTGTAGGCTGAGTTGTTATCTGTAGGCTTACCATAAATAACTGAGTTATAACTTTCAAAAGTAAAATAGTTAGTAATGCCTGAATAGTTTGCAAGGCCTTGAGTGGTTGATAGTGTTGCATTGGTATCAGTACGTACAGTTTTAAATCCTATTTGTGATGCACCTGCATTCCAAAATTCACTAGAAGTACCGTTTAATAAAATATCTTTAATTTTATTTGTATCACGAAATGCACTATCAGTAGTGGCATCATTACCTGAAGGCATTTGAAAGATAACTGCAATTTCCTGAGGCATACTCGGATGCTTAAGAGTTACTCTATATTCAATACCGTATTGAGACTTTGCTACATTAATTAAAAACTCTTCTACTTTAGCAGGACTGGTGCTGGTATCAGCAATAGGTATAATTGATTTGTTAGCAATAAATGTAAAGTCAGCAACACTAACGCAGTTAAAATCTTCTCTTGGATTAGTTGAAGCTAAATATGTAACCCCATTTGGTGTGCTTACAGGATATGAGTTACCATCAAGGTCAAATACTTTTATACCTTGGTGATAAAACGTAACGATAAAACGAGATGTAGCATCACGATTAATGTTCCAAAACTTAATAGTGTTTGGATAGGTGTTAGTTGCATCTAAAGTTTTTACAAATTCTAGCGGAGGTCTTTTAGTCAAACCTTCCACAATATTATTCTGAAAATTAATCTGGTCTGTACCCTGATTAATACCTCTTTGTGTTGGAGTTTGTTCACTCATTCCATTTAAAAAGTTAGGAATGGTTTGAGATACAACAGGCATTAATAAGTCCTTCTAGGTGGTCTATTAATTATCGAATAAGTGTTTGCATCCCCTTCCAATATATTAACGTCTGCTGAACGGCTGTCAGCTTGTTGGAATGCTATGTATGCTTCTTGTTCATCCTTGCCTATAAGGCTAGCCAATTCAGTGTCTCCAACAACACGCGCTGCAAAGCGTCTACTTGCTTTGGCTGTAATATAGCGTCTTGCATATTCTGGGAGATGTTCAAATTGTTGAACGAGAACTACGTCAATAGTTGGTGCAGTTGTAAATATATCTGTGTGATTATCCATATCGTATAAAAAACCATCACGTATTACATAATTACGACTGCGGTTATCGGCTGAGGCATCAGCTTGAACGCAGTTAACAGGTAATGGTATTTTACTAGTGTCATCAATTGTCACTACGAAGTTGTAGTGTGAGTTAAAATTCCAGCCCATTGATTGCACAGACATAGAACTTTCATTCAAAAGATTTTTAGCGATAGATACATCGACAGTTGCATCACCTTCAAGAGTATTGATAGGAGCTTCTCCTATAACACTCAACATAATGTTTACTGCTTGTAACTCTGAGGTTGGTGTAATTTGTGTTGCCATAATAATATAAAAAAGTAAGGGCAGAGCAAGTCTGCATAGTGATAAATCTTGATGCCCTTACTAGTTTGTTGTTGTATTAATTAAGCTTACGCTTCCTTAATTCCTACAGCAGCTTCTGGTCTTAATACGCCGTGTCCTTGGGCGTATTTCGCTACCATTAGCGTACCTTGTCTTCTTATGTCGTATTCTGACTCTACTGATAAATCCATTAATTTAACAGTACCTGCAGCAGACGGGTGACATACTAAACAAACATAGTTTGATAGGTTCACTGCCTGTGGGTTTGATACAGACGCTGAAGTACCCGCATCTGGTTGACCTGTAGTGATGTTAGAAGCAACAAAGTGTGCAGTTGGAATTAATTCAATTCCAGCAACTTTTAATACTTTACCATCAGCAACTCCACCGTTTGCGCCACCACTGAAATCTACGTTTACAGCGTTGGTAGCATTAGCTAGTTTGTAGTATTCTTCCAATCTAATAAAAGCTTTACGTCCTTCTTTTGGTACGTAATGACTATCAAGATTAGAAGCAGCATCAAACAATGAGTCAATCATTGCATTCGCAGCAGTTCCAGCAGTTGCAGAAGCGATACTTGTATTAGTTAATACAGTACCAGCGTCTCCGCCTGTTACAGAAGCTGAAGCTTGTGCAGCTTGACCTATGGTTTGTAAGATATGCTTATCTTTTTGGAATGCTAATGCACGTCCTATTTCAGATGTGTAAGCACCTCTTACATCATAGTGGTTCTTAGCTTCTTCAATGTTCGATAAGAACACAGAGCTAATTAAAAGGTCATTAACAGTAATAACCTTTTCGTTGTGGTTGATGTCATTTCCAGTGATTTCTGCGCCTGGTGTATGATAAGCTGCCACAGTTCTTCCCATAACTGGGAATGTTGCGGACTTACCATTAGAGATTGTTCTCACAGTCTCAGCACCTGCTGTAACTGAAGCTCTTTCAAAAGAAGTTAAAACTTCTCCTGCGAAAACTTTCAGAAACAACGCATCTTCAGTACCGGAAGCATTGACTCTACCCACTGATATTGGTGAGGCATTTGCCATATTTATTCTCCTTGGTTAGTTTTGTTGTTTAAAGAAAGCATCCACATAGTTTAGCTCATAATCAGGATTGTCCTCCGCAGAGGGTCAAGCATTTGCTTAATTATGTTTCAGCAGTTGCCACCTATAAAAGGTTGCACAACTATTGTTCTTAAGGTAAAAAACCTGTGCGTTGGCCGCATTAGCTCAGTTGGTAGAGCAGATGATTTGTAATCATCAGGTCGGCAGTTCGACTCTGTCATGCGGCACGCGTAGTATTTATTTCTT